CAAAGTCGAAATCAAATTCTTCTTCTTCTTCTTCTTCTTCAGAATCTAAATCGTCAAAATTAAATTTTGGTGATTTATGTGTTTTGCTTTTATGAGATGAAAAAGTATCATCATCATCTGATAAACCTAAATCAAGTTCAGACCATTCGTCTTCACCTTCTTCGTCTTCCAATGAGATTTCGAACATTAAGTCATCTTCCTCAATAGTTCCCGCCATAGGGTCTGGAGTTTCGAATTCTTCCATATTACCACCAGTCGATTGTTCACCGATTGAAATTTTGTAATGTACGTTATCGTTTGAATCTTCTAAATCGATTGTGTCACCGTCTTTCTTAATTATGATACCGTCTTCGTCACCCATAGCTTTAAAAACTTTAAGGATTTCTTCGTCGCTAGCATTTGTTAAGTCAACTAATGAATCGTCGTCATCAGACCCAAAACTGAAATCATCATCTGACTCAAGGTCGTCTGTGTCATTCATTGAAAAGTTATCATCTGATTCCTCATCATCTTCAAAGTCTATAGTTTCATCCTCTAAGTCCGCGTCATCCGCTTCTCCAAGGTCTTCACCGTAAGACATATCCAAATCAAGGTCAGAATCTTTTTCAGTCCCTTTTAAAGACTCTTTTACTAATTCGCTGATTTCTTCCTTCATAGTTGAAGCAAGTATTCCTTTTGCATTTTCGGCAACTACGTTCTCCAAACTTCTCATTTGGATAAGTGCCTCTTCTACAAGATTTTGTTTTTCTGCCATTATTGTTTTTTATTTGTATATAAATATTTCCAAATAACAAAAAAACTTAACTTTCTAATATTGTTAAATTAATTTTTTTTTGGATTTGAGGTTTAGTGGATAAAAAAAAATATGTTTTTATACTAACATAAATATTACCAAATACAAAAAAAGGAGAACTTTCGTTCTCCTTTTATCATTTTCATCAGTTTTTTTTATTCGATAACCTCGTCAATCTTACTTTCAGATACCGCAGTTATTCTCCATTCTTGTGAGAATGTTTCATATCTCTTAGTAACTTTAGCTTCAACATCTGTTACTGAAAAACCTTTAACAAGTTTTTCTTCTCTAATTTTTTTAATTTTACCCGTGTTCTCATCAGGTAAATCATACTGAATTTTTGCTACAAAATACTTTTCGTCCATTTTTATAATTTTTTATTTTCCTAAATAATCGGATAATTTTCTCATTAAGTCAAGCGATTTACTTCCTGAATTAACATCCATTCCTGTCACTCTCGACATTTGAACTTTTTTTTCTTCATCTAAATTTTCATCATACTTACTTCTATCTTCAGCATTTACAAATAAATACGCTCCTGGCGTTGATGGTGAGGATACTAAGTCAAAACAGATTAATTCAAAATCGTCTTGTACTTCATTTTGTTCCCCCTTCTTGGCTAAAGAACCAACCCCTCTTGATGAGATACCTAAAGTAACTCCTTGCCTAAGGTAATTCGCTGCCATATCTCCTTTACAAGAGATTATTCCTCTTTCGTGGAATCCTGGAGAGGTTAACAATTTTAATTTACCCATTAAGATATTACCTTCCCACCACACCTCTGTGATAATGTGAGAAACTCTATCTAAATCAATTAGAGACGATTCAGGGTGATTTAACTCAGATAATGATGTTCCCTTCTCAATCGCCTTTTTATAGTTCTCAGCTTCTCTTTTTAATATCTTTTCAGGATAAACTCTACCATTTCTATTTGGAGTGTTATATTTTTGTAAAACTGCGTAGAACTCAAATGGTTTTGAATGGTCTAACATATTTTTAGATTCCTTAATAATCTCGGCGTTACGTCTTTCTGTTGGTGACACGAAACCCGCATCATATTCAATCAGAATACCTTTACCTGATTCATTCGGTGATAATACTTTCATCTTTTTTCTTTACAAATAAATATATCGATAATATAGTATTGGTGTTTAATTCGTTAAACTAGTTGTTTTTTTGTCAACGAAAATTTAAAAATTTCATTTTTTATAAAGTTATTTTTAATGATTGAATTGGTTATTTGTTTAATTGAGTCCTTAATTTCTTTACTTTTAAAGTCATTACCTAACTCTTTTAAATAAAAATAACACTCTAAATTTAAAAATGATTTTTTATTGATTTGTATTCCACTACACCTTAAATCTAAATCAACAATAAATTTATCTTCATATAAATCTTTATTGATATTCTCTAAGACACTGTGTTTAATCGACCTTGATAAGTTATTTACCTCTCTGTTTGGGGATGTTATGTCGGTTTTTGGTTCGGCCCAAGTTTGGATGTTTAAGTAAATTGATTTTAAGTTTTTTGAATCTACGGTTCCGTAGTTAACTTTGTAGGAGCGATAACCTGTTAGTTTCGAGCTTTTCCCTTTTTTCATTCTGTTTCATATTATTGAAGTTTATTTTTAATAAAAATAGACAATTAAAGTTGTCTTGTCAAAAACTTTATTTAACTTTGTAATATATGTAATAATATGATAATTGTAGAAATAAATAACCGACAAACGCTAGATAAAGCGTTAAAAACTCTTAAGGGTAAAGTCATTCGTACTAAACAAAATGACATCCTAAAAAAGAGAAAAGAATTTACTAAGAAATCGGTAAAACTTAGAGCTCAGAAATTAAAAGCGATTTATAAACAAAAAATTATAATGTCTCATTAAGCGATTTTAATTTAAATAAAGAAACAGAATCAACTTTATCAGTTTTAATCTTTTCTATAGTCTCATTAATTTTTGTTTTAGTTTGTAAATCAGAGTTTGATGATAATGTCTCTAACTTATCAATAACCATCTCACTAACCACATCATATCTTTTATCTAAGTCTGATTGAGATAAAGATGTGTATTTTTTAATTTCTTTTAAATCAGATTCATTAATAGCATCTAAATAGGTTTTTAATGTTTTGTTAGCTACCTCAACCATAGTTTTATAAGACACTTTTATAGTTTCAGTCACATTCTTTTTTGAAGTTAAATTACTAAGGATTCTGTTTTTACTGTTGATAATATCCTCAACAATAATAGTATTTTTATAGACAACCGTGTCAATATCTTTATAATGGTTTGGACATTTAACCCCTTTAACCCAAGACTCAATTAGGGAAATAGATTTTTTGGAAATAGAAATACGTTCGATTAGTTCAACACATTCAGACAAATAATCATCCGCAAAATTATCAAGATACCCTTTCTCTTTACTCAATTCATCGTAAAGAAAGAACATTTTACTAACTTCTTTATCTTCTAATACTAATTTATTAAAAGTTTTAATATCGGTATTAAACTTATTTTGTTTATATGACTCAATAAGTTTAGTTTCTATTTTTGATTTTATTACTCCAAATTCCATATCTATTTTATCTTATAAATATCTCTTGTTTAAGAGTTTATCTAGTTCTATTGAAATATCCCCTAAATTATCTCTTCCTCTCGATAAATCAATAAAAGAATTTTCTGACATCATATCATCATTCTCTAATAATATGTTTAAATTTTCTCTTTTAATTGATTCAGGAGTTACCTCAGCTTCACCTCCAGGTGGTGGTGTTGATTCTCCTCCCCCCATTGGTGATTCACTTGGTGATGATAATCCTCCCATTGGTGCTCCTCCGACATCTTCAGCCCCTTCAGTTTCTCCACCCGCATTTGCAGTGGCTCCGCTAGGACTTCCGTATAACTTATCAATATTATCAAATATTCCTGTTTTAGAAATAATATTAGGAGTGTTCTCAAGTTCTTTTGCAACGGCCTTTTCAAGTCTTTGTTGTTGTAAGTCTAATCTAATATCTTCATCTGAGAATCCTAATATATGTTTTTTAGCCCAAGATACTGAAACAGGTGCAATACCCTCAATAGCACCTACGGCATCTTTGTATAATAATATTTTTTCTTTCCATACATCAATTTTTAATAAATCTGCCTGAGTAGATGGATTTGATAATGTTAACGTAAAGTTAGATAACTCGTCTTCAAAACCTAGTAAAAATAAATGAATAATCGCAACTTTATTAAGTTCCGATAACATACTTTTTTGAATTCTATGGATTGTTCTTGCAAAACGAATATCTTGTAATGACAAGTTTTTACCGTCACCAACAACTTCCTCAAACCCTAAAAACGCTTTAGGAACTCGTAACGCAGTTAATAATTTCTTTTGAATATATTCAATATCAGCAATTTCCGATAAGTTAGTTGCTCCAGGTAATGTAGTGATTGGGTCAGGTGCCGATGCGTCACGAACAGGAATAAAATAATCTTGGTCTACCGCCATTTGGTTAAACCTCATATCCACA